CGCCAACTCAACTTGCCACGGGTCAAGCCCGTCCTTCCAATCCGAGCCAAGGATTTCACTGTCGGAATCGCTGCTCGATGAGGAGGAGGAACTTGACGACGAGGAACTCGAACTGCTGGACGAGGAACTTGACGATGAACTCGATGAGGAGTCGTCAGAGGAACTGCTTGACGAACTGCTGTCCGAGGAGTCGCTACTGTCGGTCTCGGTGTCCTCGCTGGAGGAGGAGTCCGTGCTGTCGCTCGATGAGGAACTGCTGGACGAGGAGTCGTCCTTCTGGTTCTGAACGGCGGAGAGAATGGCGGCGATGGTGGCGGGGTCTAACTGAACTTGAACCGCATTGTCCGTGGTGGAATCGTCTGAGGACGAGTTATCGGCAACCGGAATCGGGGCTGGGGCAAAGGAGAACGGGAAGCCAATCGCCTTGTCAACCGGCTGGCAGACATCAGTTTCGGTGGTAGAACCGCAGACAACACAAGCGTGTGAGCCATTGAACTCGTTGGCACTCTTGGTGAACGGGTGGGGAACAGAAGCCAGACCCTTGGCGAGGTTGCGAGTAATCAGGCGTTGCTCTGCCTCTGCTGAAAGGTCGGTTGAGCCAAAGATACGCTCCGCCAGACGCTTCCAAATCGGGTTGTTGTCCTTCTCGCCATTGGGGACAAGAACAAGCGAGATTTCACTGTCGGTACCCTTGGTCAGGGCAATCAAGTCGGCAGTAGAGAACCCGTCTTGGAGGAGGTCGGCGGCTCCTTGGCGAACTTCCTCGGACATGGTGGACTTGCTGATTATCTCCGCAAGGGAGACATCAGTGACCACATCAAGAATGTTCATAGATTCCACGGCGTGTTCTCCTTCGTGCCTTGACATAAATGCTATCCCACACTTTCCAAATCTCGGTTTGCTACTTAGACCTTGGTGAAGCGACCGGCTTGGGTGCGTTGATTGACGACGCACGGAATACTGGCTTCGTCTTGGGCGGTTGGGATTTCACCTTGCGAATGCGAAGTGCCATAGTTCTAACTCTTGTTGGTGGTAGGACCGTTCATGCCGGTCGGTGTCTTGGTGCCTGTCTTGGGCGGAGTTTCGCCCGTGTAGCCATGACTGCTGATGTCTGCCTGCGTGATGTTGGGCTGGACAGCCGACCCACCGCTCATGTCATTGAGACCGCCCATGGGGTTCTGGACGGGCGTAATCGTGGTGTTCGTATTGGAAGTCGAGTCAGTGTTCTTGCCCGAGGCGACGAAGGGTTTGCCGTTCTCATCGAACAGTGGTTCCGGCTGGATTTGGTCGCCACCGTAGCGTTGGTTTTCAGCGAGACCATTCGGTTCGGGGCGAAATCCTGGCAATCCAGCCAGTTCACGCAGGTATTCCTCCAAGTTGTTGTCCGGCGTGAGCAACTTGCTGTTTCTGAGATTCGTCAAGAACGCACCCAGTTCGTTGAGGTCGACTGCTGATACCTGACCGTATGAGAGGCTCGGGCAGTGTGCGGTGTCAAAGCCATTGAGAGCCATGAGGCGTGGAATGGCGTGGGAGTTGAACACTTCGGCGATGAGGCGCACCCAAGATTCCACTGCCGACATGAACAGGTCGACCTTGGAAGCACCCAAGGCAAACGAACCCACTGACTCGTGTCCGAGCATGATGAAGTCCGCCAAGCAGGTCATGGCGATTTGGTTGTTGTAACGGTTGATGATTTGGTCAGTGTTGAACTGACGGGCACCGCCAGAGTTCATGAGTTGGAACGAGACCAGTTGCTTACCGTTCTCGTCAAAGAGGTTTGGTAGAACAATGCCTTCGGTTTCGTTGCGCTTCACGCCACGGACAATGCGCTCCATGGTGTACAGAGCCTGCTTCTCCGCCGAAGTTGCTGTTGCGCTGAGCCACTCGGCAGGGACATACGCCACGGGGAGACCGGCGAGGTCGCGCTCGACACCGACTGCCTCAAACTCCTCGATACGACGCTTGTAGTACCACGCCTTAACGACGAGCGCAGAATGGAACGACCTTCGGGGTTGCCTCGTGCTGATGTCGTACGGAATAGGAGAGCCTTCTCGATTGGAATCACATTCAGGCGACCAGTCGTCGGGTCACGCTGTACCATTGCCTTGATTCCACCAGTTTCGTCAAACTGCCACTGCCAGAGCGAATCTTGCGCTCGCATGACAATCTTGCGCCAGCCAATCTTGTTGTCATTGAACTTGGAACGCTTGGCGGGGTCTTTCTGGTCTGGTCCCTTGCGTTGCTTGTAGACAATCTCAAAGAACGACCAGCCGAATGGTAGAAACGACAGAATGGCGATGATGAGTTCGTGCCACGAGTGGCTCATGTCGTCCATACATTCTTGTACAAATAGAGCCGCGGCTCTGTCATCGTCGTTTGGTGTTACGCCGGTCGGGTCGGTGTGGGGGTCGACTCGCCAGTCCACTTGAAGGATTACACGCTCAATGGCGAACAGAATCGAACCAATAATCGGGTCGTTTTCAGCCATGTCACGGTAGGCGGTGAGAGCCTGCCTGCCTCGAAGTTGAGGCAGAATGTCGTCAATAACGAAACCACCCGTGCGCCACAGACCCGTGGCACCGAGTTCGCTAAAGTTATCTACTTGTGGTAGAAGTTCCTCGTTATCGGGCATTGTCCCTGCTTCTTGCGTCTATTGCTTGGCTGGCTTCCTCTAGGGTACTACCCTTTTTCAGTAAAGCCCCTATTTTCCTACGCTGGCTTGGAGAATGTCCTCCCCAAACTCCCCACTGCTCGTCCAGTCCGTCCTCTAGACACAGGTATCTGACGGGGCACTGAAGGCATACTCGACGGGCGGGAGCGAGGTGATTTCCTCCGTGCTTGCCAGCCTCGGGATAGAAGGTATCAATCGTGATTGACTTGTCAGGATTGCGCCGACACAGTGCGTCTTTCCACCACGCAGGCGGAGTCATGGCTACGAACAGGTCGTGTTCGATTGGGATTGCGTCGTCTGGTAGACGGTAATCATTTCCCCCGTTGAAGTTCCCATTGACGGGAAACGGGTTAGTCATGCGTCGCCCTCGTGAATCAAAGTGAACGCAATGAGACGAAGTGCTTGCTTTTCAGTGAAGCCTGCCGTGAGCATGGCACGGAAACTCTCGTGAATCTCGGCGAACATGAAAGTGAGTCGGTCTTGGTCCGAGAACTCATCAATCATTCCGGTGATGTCACGGTCGAAGTCGTCCGTGTCGCTGGTGTCGTCGTCCTCGTGATTGCCCACGGAGCAATACGGTACTACATTTGGTGCTTTGGAAGCAAGGATTCTCTACATCTTGTGCTGAAGCCCCGTAAGAGTCAGTCCGCCATAGGTAACAGACCGACCCTTACGGGGAATCATTGGTTGCCTTCCCCTAAGGGATAGGCACCGTCTTAGAACGGCTCGGTGTCGAACCCGTAGTCGCCCTGCGGTGCTGAAGGCTTGGAACCGTGCTTGTTCCCCGAGAACTGGTTTGCTCCGCTCTCGTTGCCCTCGTACTCGTTCTTGGTGACGACAGCGGTCGCCCAGCGAAGGGTCGGCGCAATCTCGTCAACATTGATTTCGACCTTGGAACGGGTCTTGCCAGTCAAGTTGCCAGCCTCGTCCTTCTCCTCCCACGAACGCTGAGAGACGCTACCGGAGACAATGACACGGGTGCCCTTGGTCAACGAGTTGGCGAGGTTCTCGGCGTTGGAGTTGTAAGCCACGCAGTCGAAGTAGTGAGTTTCCTTCTCCCACTCGCCCTGCTGATTCTTACGGGACTTGTTCACGGCGACACTGAAGGTAACCATGGCGGTACCCGAGTTTGCGAAGCGCAGTTCGGGGTCTCTCGTCAGGTTGCCGACAATGGTGATGTTTGTTGCGTTGCTTGCCATAGTGGCTCACTTTCTGTTTGGTCAGTTGGTACTGATGTGTTACTTGGTGGTGCTGGTGCCTCGTACGAGGCTACGCACTGCTTCTATTGTAGCAAGGTTCCGTGCTATCTGTCCACTCTTGTTCATGGCTATTTCTCGCCGAACTTCGAGGAGCGACATGCCGGTCAGTTCGCAAATCCAATCTACGGCTTCGTTCAGCATGCGTAGGCGCAACTTATCGAGCGAGATACACGAGCGGAGACCTTCCTCTAGGGCTATGGCTCTGAACTCATCTGTGGTGAATGGACTTTCTCCCATTGCCCCGTCCTGCTCGTTTGAGCCAAGGCTACACCCCTACTTTGGAACAACTGGGGTGTATTGACACCCTTAGAGGTCAATCTCTCGCTGATAGGCGTTTGCGTACTGGTCGGGGAAGCACACAGGGCAACCCACCCAGCACTGCTGATTGATGTCACGACACGGTTCAATCAAGTGAGGGTCGTTGTAATGAATCGAGCAACGGGCGCAGGTGCGACCAAGGACTTCCAAAGTTTGCTTGGTGATGTGCTTGGTCGTCACTTTGCTACGGGACAATGGAGCGTTGGCTCGCGGCTAGGGTGCGGAGACCGTCGAGGTGCGCCTGAGAGGCTCGTATTGCTTCACGCAGGGTCACAATGCTGTTCTTAGCGAGCAGGTGGGCGTACTGCTCGTCGGCAGTTGCCACGGTGGCGGAGTCCTCGGCGATGTCTTGGGTAACCTTGGTGCCCGTCTGAACGCCCTCAGAGCGAGCCTTGATTCGCTCTTGGGCGAAGGCTACCTTGTAGTCGGCTTCAGCCTTGGCGGCTTCGTAGGAGGCTGTACGGAGTTCGTCAACGAGACCCTCCATGCGCTCTAGTTCTGCCTCGATAGCCTCTTGAATCTCAAAGGGGGTAAGCATGGCTTCCTTCCGTTAGTCAGTTGGTACAAGCCGAAAGGGCTGTCCAAGGATTGTAGTCCCTAGACAGCCCTTTAGCAAGTTGGGTGATTAGTCCCAGCCTCGACAACCGCAGTAGTAGCGGTCGAACTCGGACGCTCCACGAGGCTCGAAAGCGTGGTCGGTGATTCCCTCACGACCCGTGTGGGGGTTCGTCTGCTGGTGAACGGTGTCTGAGTATCCGCAGACGCACTTCTCGGTGGCGTGTGCGGAGCCTTCTCCGAGGAACTCAAAGAACG